GGGTGTCGGATCTGCTATTACAGGACGAGGTGCAGATTTGCTTATTATAGATGATCCACATTCTGAACAAGATGCAATGAACATAGATGCTCTCGAGCGCGCGTACGAGTGGTACACATCAGGACCTCGTCAGCGACTTCAACCTGGTGGAGCTATTGTTATGGTCATGACAAGATGGAATGTAAAAGATTTAACTGGAAGCTTGCTGCGAGATACTGGCAACGTGAAATCAGATAAATGGGAATTGATTGAATTTCCGGCAATACTACCTAGTGGCAAAGCAGTATGGCCAGAGTATTGGAAGCTAGAAGAATTAGAAAATGTTAAAGCATCTTTATCAATTCAAAAATGGAATGCACAATGGATGCAGAATCCAACGTCAGAAGAAGGAGCATTGATTAAACGTGAGTGGTGGAGGAAATGGGAGAAGGATACTATACCACCTCTTCAACATGTCATACAATCTTATGATACGGCGTTCATGAAAAAGGAGACTGCGGATTACTCAGCAATAACAACTTGGGGTGTGTTCTATTTAAATGAAGACTCAGGACCACAACTTATTTTGCTTGACGCTATAAAAGATAGATTTGAATTTCCTGAGCTTCGAAGAATAGCATATCAACAATATCAGTATTGGCAACCAGAAACTGTGCTTATAGAAGCAAAGGCATCAGGGCTTCCATTAACATATGAATTGCGTAAAATGGGTATCCCTGTTATAAACTATACACCTTCAAAAGGTAACGATAAGCACACTAGAGTTAACTCTGTTGCTCCTTTGTTTGAAGCAGGTCAGATATGGGCACCTGTAGACAAAGAGTTTGCACAAGAGGTTATTGAAGAGTGTGCTGCGTTTCCCTATGGGGATCATGATGATCTAGTGGATTCAATGACACAAGCAGTCATGCGTTTTAGACAAGGTGGCTTTATAGATCATCCAGAGGATTATAAGGACGAACCAATAATTAAAAACAATAGAACATATTATGGATAAAATAATGAAACTCTTAGAGATTGCCAAAAAGTTTGGTGTAAAGCCAAGCAAAGTTATAGGCACTCAAGGAAATGTTGTTCCATATAAAAAACCATCTTTAGTAGCAGTTAATGTTGATGAATTTAAATTAAAAGAATCTATTGATAGCGGTGCTATGACAATGGATAAAGTCCAGCAAGAAATGGAAGAAACCGTTAGACTTGCATTAAGTAAAAACTTAAATGATGTTGAATTAAATAGAGCCCTTAACAATGCAATCAATATTGAAAGACAATTCTTTCCACCATCAGCTGATGTTATAGCGGCGGGCAGCAAGCAGCAAGTGACTGGTAAAGGTTTAGAAGAATTAATTGATAAAGAAGGATTAGTAGCGTCACCTAAAACACCATTAGGTAAAATTCAATTTGGTAATAAGAGAGCTGAGTATGAAATGAATAAAATTATAAAAGAAAATGATTTAGATAGTTTACTTAAAGGAATTGGTAGAGATCAATTATCTGAAATAAGATTACATAATGAAGGTTTAGTTAGAGCAGTTACTAGACAAATTTTATCCGAAGATATCAAAGCTGGAAAAATTAAAAGTCTTACACTTGATGATTTAGGAACTAGTAGAGAACCAATAGATTACTTTAGAAAAATATATGGTGAGAATGCATTAGAACAATTAGATAGTTTAACTGCAGATTTTAATAGATTAAATACAGAACAAGAAGCAGCAAAGTTAGCAAGATCTAAATTTAAATTTGAACCTGATGAAACTAGAGTAAAAGGATCTACATCTTATGAAGAATTAGAAAAAAATATTAAAGCCCCTGAACAAACTAAAGAAGCAAAAATATCTGACTTTAAAGCAGAGGCAACTAAAAGAACAAGCATTGATGATTTAATAGATGAATATAATGCAAATCAGGATAGATTAAGATTAACAGATGATGAAGGTGGAACTTTAATCAGTTATCCTGAATATAATAAATTAAAAGATAGAAATGATGAGATTGCAAAAGCATTAGAGCAAAAAGGAATATCTTCTAAAATAGAAGAGGAAGTAAAACCAGAAGGAATAGTTATTCCATTTAGAAAAAAATTTCCAAAGCCAGAACCAGAAGAAAAATCAGGTGGTGGAATTATTGGTTATGCAACAGGTGGTGATGTAGAAGAAACACCAATTAAAGATTTAGTTAAAAACTATCCAAAAAAATACGTAAATTTAATTGATAAAGGAATTAATAAATTTAATGAAATAGGTGATTATGCTGATGATTATTTTAGAAGAAAAATAGAACAGACACTTACAGATGAACAAAGAAAAAAATTTAATTTATTTATGTATGGAACTAGAGATGCAACTGTTGCTGACATTATAAAAGAATCAGCAGATCAAGATCTTCTTAAACCTTCTTCTAATTTTGAAAGAAGAACAAAAGAAGCAATGGGTGGAAGAATTGGTTATGAAAAAGGAAAAAGAGTAATTTCTTCTATTGATAAATTATTAGAAGATATGAATAAAAAATTATCAAAGAAAAAATCTATGGAAACAGTTGATACAAAAACTGGAGAAGTAACTGTTCCTAAAAAACCAATTAAACGAGCAGAAGAACCAACAGGTATGACAACAATGGATCCTGAGCCAGAGATAATAGATGAAAAATCAATTACAAAAACTAAATCAATTATGACAATAGATGATTTAAAAGCTAAACATAAAGAAGCTTTTAAAGCACATGATCAAATTTTTAATGTAGATATAAATGATAAAATTGCACCCGATATGATTGCAGAATCAATGGCTGAAACAAAAGGTAAAGACTATTTTAGTTTATCGCAAAAAGAACAATCCGATCTTTATAAAAAAGCTTTAGCTTATGTTGATGATGTAAGAATGACTAAGAAGCAAAATAAACCTATTGAAGGAGGTTTTGATTTTAATGATCCAGAAATAAAAGCACAGATGGAAAAAGCTATGCAAGAAGCACCTGTTATTAAAAATAGAGCATTAGATAGTTTTTTAAAAGTATTAAATACAGATCGTTTAGAACTAGAAAGAATACAACAAAAATATACTGGTGTAATTGATGATAGTTTTTTAGAAGCAATTTTATTAGACCCTAATCCACAAACCAGAGCAGAGATTATGGCACAAATTGATGAAGCATTAGTTATGCAACAAAAAGGAATGTCAGGTGAAGAAATTATAGATGTTTTAGATAAAACAAAAAGAACAAAACAAGCAGATGGCGGAATCGCTGGGTTATTATAATGAGCGAAATTAAAAAATATCAAATGGCATTGCGCCACAGAACAAACCCTCGCTACATGACACGCGATTTTGTTGTCCCGTTATATACTGGAACGGAACCAGATCCTGAAACAGAAGTTCAACCGGATATGGTTGTACCACCACAAGATATACTTCCAAAAGGTGCAGAACCTGTAATGCCATCAGCTCCAGAAATTCCTAATCCACAAGATAGAATCTTGGAACTAGCTGGAGGAGGGAGAGTTGGTTTTCAATTAGGAGAATCAGCAAACATTCAAAAACTTTCAAATGAAAAATATAAATTTGTATCACGTAGAGGTGGAGGACAAACTAGTAAAACTTTTGATACAATGGAAGAAGCCATTAAATTTAGAGATTCATACAATGAAAAATATCCAAAAGAAAAAAAGAAAGGTTTAAAAAAAGGAATTTATGGAGACGAAGAAAAGTTAAAAAAATTAGAACAAATAATTTTAGAATCAAATTCTGATCCATTTAAATCAATTTCTAGAGAAGAAGCGGCTATAAAAGCAGGATATAAAAGTGCTTCTAATTTAGAAAGTAGAGTTCAATTTAAACAATTATTAAATACATTAGTTCCTTTAGGAGATAAGTTTTCTATTCATTTAAATAATGTAATGAATAATTTAGATAATATTCCTTATGAAGATATTGTTAAAGCAGGAGGTATGAATAGATATATTAGTAAGCCTTTTGGAATAAAAAGAATCGCTGATAATTTTAGAATTAATAATACATATATGAAACCAGAATTTGAAGAAGCAAGAAGTTTAATTAAAATATTATCTAATTCATCAGTTCTTAATAGTTATGGAAAAACAAAAATGTTTGCAGGAGAAGTTATAGATAATGTAAATATTAAAAAATCATCGCAAAGATTAAAAGGAGGAAATTTAATAGATGATATAATTATTACTGCGGATAGAAGTGAAAAAGCAGGAAACAAGAATATAAAATTTTTAACTAAACCAGGTTCTGTAGATGCTTCTGATATAATATTTGAATGGAATGGAAAATTATACGGAAAAAATGTTGATGAATACAAAGGAAGAAAAGTTAATAATCTTACAACTGATATATATAAACTTCCCGAATTTAATGAATATTTAAAAACAAGGGAAGATGTAAACAATTTAAGACAAAAAGAAATTATTCATCCAGTAACTGGAAAAAAAACTAATTATGATTTACTTTTAAGAGAAACATATGCAAAAGCATTTAATAATAAATCTTATTACAATAATACAGGATTAGAATTAGATCACTTAAATATAAAAGATGAACCATTTTCAAATTTAAGAGTATTACCAAAACATATTAATCAAACAGCTGGTTTAATTAAAAAAACAAATTCCATTATAGAGGACAAAGAAAAAGCATTAAAAGCGATTGGATACAACATTCCAGAAGAAGCTTTAGAAGATTCAATATTAAAATTTTCAGATAGAGTTTTAAATAAAAATATACCTGTAAGTAAAACTTATGATGTTGGTTTAAGATCAATCACCGGTGCTTCTAAAGAGTATTTAAGCCCTGAAAGTAAAATTACAACAGAAGGATTAAAAGAAGGAAAAGTTGGAACAGAAAATATATTTAAAGGTGAAACTAAAGTTGTAACTAGTTCTGGTGAATATAGAGACGTATCACCAAAAGAAAGAATAGATAAAACATTTAATGAATGGAAAAAAAGTTTACTAGAAGGATTATCTGAAGATACAAAAAACCAAGTCATAGGAATAGCAGGAGGATGCCCATCAGAATATGCAAATGGTGGAAGGGTAAAATTTGGAAAAGGAAGTAATTGTTATATTAATGGTTTAAAAAATATAGAAGAAGGAAATTTAAATAAAACAAAACTTAATCAAATAGAAAAAACTATTTTAGAAAATAATGAAATGTCTAGTATAACAAGAAGATCTATTAATGTTGCAAAAAATGCTTTTAATATTGCTAAAGGCGCAGGAAATATAATGGAGGCTTTTTTAAGTGTAGGTCCAGGAAAATTAGGATTAGGATTGGGACTAGGAGTAGAAGCAGCTTTTGCATACCCAGAATTATCTAGAGGAGATTGGAGAGAAGCTTTAAGAAATTTTTTTCCAGTTCAAATTGCTCAAGCAGTTGGTGTTCCTACAGGATTAAATGAATCTAGATATGACGATATAGTGGATGTTGCAAAAGACGCTGGGGCAGATGTAGATAAAGTTAAAAAATTTGCAGAATTTGGTAAAAATATTGAAAAAGAAGAAAATTTGTATAAAGAATTAGAAGCATTACAAAAAGCTTATAGAAATCCAAATGATCCTGATTTTATAGAACAATCAAAAAGATTTGAAACTAAACTTAAAGAATTAAACGATTATTTTAATAGTAATCGTTTTTCATCAAAAGAACTTACAGAATTTGGAGAAGAATTTTCAAAAGCTTCTAATTATTTTGCAAATAAAAATATTGAAAATATTATTCCTAAAAATAGATCAGAAGAAGCTTTATTAGAATCTCAAAGAAGAAACCTTGATGTTCCTTTTGAAAATGTTTTTGGTCAGAATAAAGAAAAAATGTTTAATATAATAGGATTACCTAAACCACCCGAACCTGTGAATGTTCCAGAAGAAGATCTCCCTGATTATTATCGATTATCAGCAGCTGAAGGAGGAAGAATTGGATTTGATAAAGGAGGAATATCTAAGAGAGGATTTTTAAAATTACTAGGAGGAACAGCAGCCACCGGAGCAATAGCACCTGATTTAATAAAAGCTTTAAAAGGTGGAAAAACGGTAACTCAAGTTGCATCTAAAATAAAAATAGAACCAGCGGAAGGAATGTATCCTTGGTTTCCAAAACTTGTTGAAAAAATAAAAGACATGGGAAAACCTTTTAAAGAAAAAGATTTAATAATGGAACCATCTTATAAAAATGATCCTAGACCTTTTGGAAGTAAACAACCAACAGGGGAAGAAAAATTAACTAAACATGTAGATGGTGATACTACTTTTATTTTAAGAGAATATCCTGATGGAAGATTAGCTGTTGACATTGATTCACCTAGAAATCAAGAATCATTTGGTCAGCCTGTAAGTTTGTATTATAGACCTAAAATGGAATTTCAAAATTATAAAGGTGAAAAAAAAATAGAGCCCCCAGAATTTAAAGTTCTTGAACCAGAACCTAGACTATTTGCAAACGGTCCGGATGATGTAGATATTACGTTTACAGAAGTTCCTAAAAATCCAAAACGAAACACTGTTTTTGGTGACATAGAAGCTGCTGAAAGATTTGCAACAGGTAATATTAAAAATAGAAAAATTATACCTGTTAAACAATCTTTAAGAAATGAAATGGAAGAAGATCCTTCAACTTTTATTATGAGACAATCAGGAGAACTTGGTTCAAAAGCACGACCAGAAGAAATAATTAAACTACCAGAAGAATTTGCAACAGGAGGTAGAGTTAAGTTTTCTGGTGGAGGCAAAGTTAAATTTGCAAGAATGATTACAGACATATTAGATTCATTACGACAAAAATTATCTTTTTCTTCCCACCTTGAAAAATTATATGGAACAGAAAAAGCAAAAGAAAAGATATTAAGTCCATACAGGTTACCTGAAGGGACTAATAAAAGTCAGCATAGCGATATTTTAATGTATATTGATGAATCAAGACAAAATTTACCTAAAGAATATAATGATCTTCAAAATATTTTAAATGAAATTGAAAAAGATATAAGTAATTACGATTATGTATCTGCTGATAAAAAAGGAAGAACTTTATTAGATAGACTTCCAGAGTCATTTAATTTTGAAAAATTATCTCAAGATTTATTTCCAATGGAAGATCCATTAAACAATGCTATTATTTTAATGGATCCTCAAAGAAATAATATGAGGGGTAGATTTGTAAACAAAGTAAGAGTAGATCCTGAAACAAAAAGAGGAACAATAGAAACATTTGATACTTTTGATACAGAAAATAAAAAATGGTTATCAGAAGATGAATGGAAGTTAAAAGGCGTTGAAAGTTACGAAAAAGGCAAAGAAGGTTTAAATTAATGATTAAAAGATTAACAAGAACAATACCTCCTAAAAGAGGACCATGCCCACAAGGCTTGAATATTGGTTATAATACTGTTACAACAGTTAAATCGGAGAAAATTACAAATGGCAGAAATAGAAAAACCAATTCCAACAATAAGTAATCCTTTGACTCCTGAACAGGAGACAGAACTTACTTTAAGTGAAACTGAGGTAATGCCAACATCACCTACAGAAGTAACTGAAAATGATGATGGTAGTGTTGATATAAATTTTGATCCAACAAAAGATTTAAATACAGATGTAGCATTTAATTCAAATATTGCAGAAATTCTTGATGAACAAGAACTTGGAGTATTAGGATCAGATCTTTCTCAAGATTATGAAGATTACAAAAGTTCAAGACAAGATTGGGAACAAGCATATGTTCAAGGTTTAGATTTATTAGGATTTAAATACGAGCAACGTACAGAACCGTTTCAAGGTGCATCAGGTGCAACTCACCCCGTACTTGCAGAAGCTGTTACACAATTTCAAGCACAAGCTTATAAAGAATTGCTTCCCGCGGGCGGGCCTGTGCGAACTCAAGTCGTTGGATTAGATACACCAGAAATTCAAGACCAAGCAGATAGAGTTTCAGAATTTATGAATTATCAAATTATGGATGTCATGCAAGAGTATGAACCTGAATTTGATCAGATGTTATTTTATTTACCATTATCAGGATCTACATTTAAAAAAGTTTATTATGATGAAACATTAGGAAGAGCAGTATCACAATTTGTTCAAGCACAAGATTTAGTAGTACCTTATTCAGCAACCTCATTAGATGATGCAGAAGCAATTATTCACGTACTTAAAATTTCTGCAAATGATTTAAGAAAACAACAAGTATCAGGATTTTATAGAGATATAGATTTAATACCATCAGATGAGTCTACAAATGCAGATAGTATTAAAGATAAGGAAAGAAGTCTTGAAGGAGTTAATAAAGTAAACCCTGAAGAGATTTTTACATTATTAGAATGTCATGTTAATTTAGATTTAGAAGGTTTTGAAGATAAAGATGCTTCTGGTGAGCCCACAGGAATCAAACTTCCTTACATTGTTACAATTGAAGAAGGATCTAGAGAAGTTTTATCTATAAGACGTAATTATTCTGAAGCAGATCCTAAAAAACAAAAAGTACAATATTTTGTACACTATAAATTTTTACCAGGACTAGGATTTTATGGATTTGGTTTAATTCAAATGATTGGTGGATTATCACGTACTGCAACACAAGCATTAAGACAGTTATTAGACGCAGGAACATTATCTAATTTACCAGCAGGATTTAAACAAAGAGGAATTAGAATTAGAGACGATGCTCAATCTATTCAACCAGGTGAATGGAGAGATGTAGATGCTCCAGGTGGAAACCTTAAAGATGCATTTATGACTTTGCCATACAAAGAACCTTCGCAAACTTTATTAGCTCTTATGGGGGTCGTGGTTCAAGCAGGTCAGCGCTTTGCTTCGATAGCGGACATGCAAGTAGGGGATGGGAATCAGCAAGCAGCAGTGGGGACGACCGTGGCTTTGCTGGAAAGAGGCTCGCGCGTGATGTCTGCAATTCATAAAAGAATATATGCATCAATGAAACAAGAATTTAAATTACTAGCAAAAGTATTCTCTACATATTTACCACCTGAATATCCATACGATGTTGTGGGTGGACAAAGAAATATTAAACAAACAGATTTTGATGATAAAGTAGATATTATTCCAGTTGCTGATCCAAATATATTTTCACAAACACAAAGAATATCTATTGCACAAACAGAATTACAACTTGCAATGTCTAATCCTCAAATACATAACATGTATGAGATTTACAAAAACATGTATTCAGCACTAGGAGTTAAAGACATAGAAAAAATTTTAAATAAACCAGATCAACCCACACCAAAGGACCCTGCACTAGAACATATAGATGCTCTTGCAGGGAAACCGTTCCAAGCATTTCCGGGACAAGACCATAGATCACATATAACATCTCATTTAAGTTTTATGTCTACTAACATTGCAAAAAATGCACCTGTTGTTATGGCTTCATTAGAAAAAAATATTTTTGAACACACATCTTT